TTGTGGTATGGTACTTTTAGCGATGAGTTCATCGACGAAGTTTCCATTACATCTTATAGAGTCATACCGATCCAGAACAGGACGGTCATCTATTGATAGACCCTCAACCAACTTTTTTATATTATTTGCTACATCTATTGGGGTTACCCTCTTCACATAAGATGGCTTGAAACCATCATATTGAAAGTGATATAGAATGTAATTATTTATATATTCAATTAGTTTATCCACCTTAATACCTTTTCCCCAAAATGAATACTCAATGTTTGATTCAAACATAAGTTTTCTAACATGTGGTGAAAAAGCCCTAGAAGGTGAGAAATTATAGACAGAATTCCATTTGAAGACTTCTTCAATATAGGCTTTCGCATCCATAATATCATTTACATAACCGAGGACCATGTCTGTATTGTTCTTTGGAAAGAACTTTATACCAAGCCCGAAAGGTTTAGAAGTATGGACCGGGACCCCAAGCTCATATGCTTGGTTGATCTCATTTCCATACATACCCATAGTTATGTCCCAATATAAATCTTTATATTGAGGGGTATACCGATAAAAGCTAGGAAGATTTCTAGGAATAGAAATCCAACGATTACTATAATCGATTATACCGGGTTGAATCACGGTTTTGATTTTTGGTAGATCGACCCATTGACTTTTTTCAATGAGCGCTTCTCCAATTACACCCCTGTGTTGATCCGATGTTATGTTTTTAACCGGATGTAGGACACAGCCCATACTGGTAAGGATATCAGAATATTCTTTTATATTCTCTAAAGACCCTCCAATAAGTGCATCATCACCGAGACATCCTCCTACCACGCCTGACCTTTTTATAGCATATTTATTTACGCTGGATAAAAGTGTCCATGATAGGGGAATACCCATATTTTGACCTTTCTTTGTCAAAGGAGCCTTATAGGATTCATAAACATTCCTATAATGAGCTTTTACCCTTTCCCAGATAAGGGTACGATTAAAATTAAAATTATGATCAACATAATCTAGATCTTCAATTGTACCATCTCTGGTTCCAAGTAAAACTGGACTAAATTTCAAAAGTCCCTCCTTTCTAAGATAGGCCTCAATCATCTGACAAGAACCAAGTAAGAAGTAGTGTGCATTGTCTCCTGTTTTTTGAAACATGGAAAATGCGACATCTGCCTGTTCTACCAATGGTGATTGATTAAGCCAATGACGTTGTGGAATAGAAGATAATATATAATCGATACATTGCCTGTTGTAAAGCATGTAAAGATATTTAAGTATATCATTTCTTCTCCATTCAGAACGATCGACATCCTGTGGGATTGGTGGTTTGGGTAGAGGTTTATTTATTTCTCCCATAACATCAAACTGAGCATCGGATGATTCAGCTTTTTTTACTCTGGAGGACATAAAGCATCTTCTTATAAATGTTTTATCCTCTACAGGTATAGAGTCGACCAGTTTTTGAGATAGTTCAAAAGAGAAATTATCAGTAGCTGCCGACATATCTACAGAGTTGACAAATTCTTCTTCAGTTGCCAGAAATAAATTGGTGTAATCCTTTTTAATAAAAGATCCCATAATAGGATCCTCTTTTAATCCGGATACATATGCCTCCTGGTATTTCGAAGTTTGATTTATCAAGGAAATCCAAGGGATTCCTACAACTCTGCTTCTCCAACCTGTTTCGTCCAGTGAGTTGAACAAAAAAGGTGGGTGTAATTCTGGTTGGTTACAATCAGAATCGAAACAAATATGGTTATTATATTTTTCATCTAAATCTGAAAACATAAGATCAATCTGTTTTGATGTTTCTTCCACACCCAAATTATCTTCGAGATTCTTATATATTCTCCATGCTAAGAAAAGATCTTGGACTAGCTTAGCTTGTCCACCCTCTTTCCTATATGAACCTATACAAGAAGATTCTGAATAATTTGGATGGTTTTTTATCACACCCATAGGAATTTCGATTCTAAGATCTTGTGGTATTACACACACAGGTTCTTTGAATAGATTTTCCATATTGTCTTCCATCTTTTTGATAGCTGACTTTTTATCCATAGGTGGGAGTGCCCTCCCAAGGAATTGTGAAATTCCCACATTCCAAATTAACGCCTTCATAAGAGGGGTTTCTGGAGCGATCCTATGTTTTTTAAGCCACATTTCACGACAAGAATCAGAATGACTCTTGATAAAAGATGGTCCCTTCATTATTATCTGTTCGATTGAGTAGGATATGGCATCCTCACAAATCTTGAGATAATATGGGGGAAATATGCTTGACCCATTAATTAGAAGGAGGGTACCCCATATAGCCTTGATAACCTCGGCCATATGCCAAACCCTGCTCGAGTCTAACCAAGCTTCTTGATAAAGCTGCAAATGCTTCTTGCCATCCTTTCGGTTGGCCGGTAACTGCAGCAGCATAAGACTTTGGTCCAGGTTTGGGTTGATTATTATCATTTTTCCACGGGGCTTTAGGACTTTTTTTATCCTTAAAGCTTGTAGAGGCACCTTTACTTGGACCAGCTTGAGAGAAAACAATTTGTTTTTGCCAATTGTTAGCATTGACAACGCCTTGTTTTAATTTTGCAATTCTTTGACGAATTGTTAATAATCTCTCTTTTCCTTTTCCATTATCTTTTTTAATTAAAAAGGATCTTACCCAGTTATTTAATACTAGACTTCCATTCTTCATAAAATCTTTTGATATCAATTCTTCACTAGCTGAAGGAATTGAATTGATTTTACAGATTAAGGAAGGTAAATCCTCTGGTAATCTTTTTCCAAAAGTTTTAAAATTATTTTTGGTAAGAAAACCTCTGGTTACAATAACTGTCATTAATTCCTCATTTGATTGATACAAGGAAATAAAATTTGGGTCGACTTTTCCACGGCCACCAATTTTCATCCAAAGACTTGATGCACTATCGACTACGCTTTTAAAATAGCTGCCGAAGGCTTTCAAATATCTTTGACCTTGTGTCATAAGGTATCCCTTTGCATTTTGTGCTTTTGCAACACCAGAAATTACCTCACGGATAAATTTGTCTGGGTTTGCAGCTGTTGCATGTGTGTTGATGACCCAAGCTGGCAATTCTTCAACATTCAATTTCTTTCTCATCTCATTAATAAGATGTTTTGGGATAACTGAATTTGAGTAACGGTCCATCAAAGCTTTCTCTATTTCGTCAATTCCATTTTTAATTGGTTTTATTAACCATTGTGGAATTTCCTCTTCGGAAAGTTCTTTTCCAACATTTTTATTCAAATGTTGTTTGGTTGCAACTGGTATTCTATCGAACCATGAAAGTTTGTCATTAAAAAATGAAAAGGTCGTATTTTCTACCTCCTTTGATAATTTTTCGAACTCTTCCATGTTCTTGTCTATTTGGCTGCTAACCATTTTTAAATACACACCTTGTTGTTCAGGTGAAGGAAGGATTCTTCTTTCAATTCTGACCAACTTTTTTGGATTACCAAAATGAGGTGGTATACTATGATAATTGATCATATCTAATATGTTTTTTTCACCATATTGTCTATTGACCAAAAAATCAACTTTGTTCGCTGTGCTTGAACACGAACAACCAAAGAGGGTTTCGGCAAGTCCTATTTGCCCTTTTTGGATTTCAATATTATTCCAAACATGATGTTGTACGATATACATGTTTAAATAACCATTCTTACAGCTTCTCACGTAATCTTGTACTTTTTGTACGTAATTCGGATCACCTTGAATGAGCTCGTTGTCAACTTTTACAACGTCTGTGGAAAAGAAATATCTGCTAATACAGTTACTAACAGAAAATTCCACCGGAGTTGTATCCGATTCAACGAAATTTAAAATGGCCATATTGCATGCATTGCATGCGCCATTCACTATCGGGATTGATTTTAGATCAACCGCTCCTCCCGTTTGAGAACGATCGTCCACTTTTTGTTCACCGAACTTATCGGCGCAATAGTTTTCAAAAAATGATTTCA